AGATTGTGTAGAGTCTTAGCATTAGCATCTGGAGTGTGTAATCCATCGTCGATTATAATATCAAAACGAATTCTAGGCCACTGCTTTTTTATCTGATCTCGTACAGCAATATTAGTACTATCACATTTAAGATATTTAACTCTATCATCATTGAGTACTGCAATGTCCTGAGGTTTTACTCTCTGAAAGATATCAATACCATATATGTTTGCATTAGGAAAAAACTCAAGCCATGCTTTAATAGAGTCTCCTTTGAACACTCCTACCTCTAAAATATTAATAGGTTCGTTTCTTAGAGTATCAAACTCAGGTCCGTAGACTGTATGATAATGATGTTTAGAAGCTTTATCACATCCGGCTTTATTAAATAGTATATCAAGCATATAATGTATTCCTTGTTGGTCCTGAATCAAAGTCGTATCCCCAGTGATCAATATCTTTCTTATACCAATCAGCTACAGTCTGTATAGTCTCCGGAGTATATACGTCTCTGTATGTACCTGTATTAAGAGCCGTTACATTACGAGCTTTACTCATCTGTTCTAAGTTAAAATGTTTGCATAGGTCGTCATTAAGATTTTCGAATCGAAGTATGTCACAACGAACACGACCAGTATCATCGCTAACGTGATCATGAGCATTGTACCAACCTCTGACCGCTCTGTGCCACATATACTCTTCACTTCCCCACTTATGACGCTCTTCAAGGAACGCTTCAAACGAACTAACATCTGCATAACTTGGATCTACTTTCTTCTCTACTTCGATTACTTTTTTTGCGAAGAAGTAACGACTGACAACCCTATCCCAAGGATTGCGAATAACAGCAAAGGGCTGGTATCTATTACATACTGAGGGATTAACGTCCCTCCACCTTGCGTGTTCAAAACCATGATGATCTCCTAACGAATTCATTTTATTTAATACTGCTTTAGTATACTCAGGGGACTTATGATTTTGTTCTCCTGCTAGCATTATACGATTATTAAGCATAGGGCTACGACGAATAGTCATACCAGCATTCTTTGGGATATGAATAAACAGTTTATACATATTTCATTAACTCCTCAACATTCTCTCCAGCGTTAGGGAGTTTATCTTTTAAGAAGAAGTGAATAAAGTTACACTCCTTTACCTTATTCATCTCAATTCCAGTAAATAAACCATTCCATTTGAAAGATAGATTCTTTACTTTCATCTTCTCTTCTTTGACCCATACGTTTAGTAGTGTCTGATCTGTAGACCATTTCCATGCTCCCATACCATCAATGAATGCTTTGAACCTAGGACGTCTTAAGAACTGATTAGGTGTCTCTCCATTGAGATATTTTCTAATAGATTTATTAAGAACCATAATACCCATATTATAGAAGTCAGCACCTCCAGGATGCTTCCAATCAAACAAAGGATTAATATTTGGCATACTGTATTGCATACGAGAGTAGTTAGCTATCTTAGCCACATACTGAGGTGTACAAGGCATATCTCTTTCTAGTACACCAGCAAAGTCAACATCAGTACCAGCAGCATCAAAAATTGACTCGGTACACTCAGGGCGTACATAAACATCAGCATCAATAATAGCAATTTGATCGTATGACTTGAGGTATGCGAAAGCATTTTCTTTCTCATAGATCGGAAGGAAGCCACCATATTTTTCATAAGATTCTTTACTCCTGTTAGTAACAAAAGGATCAGGCTTAATCATTAGGATAGGTGTCTTTTGTACTATGTATTCTGCGTCTATTCTCTTAGCATATTCTGCTACAGACTTTGTACAATGATCGTAGAGCTTACTCTTCTTACCTGTGTACACCTGATATATTAGTCTTTTCATTTTCATAACTCTTTATAATATTCTTAGCGATGCTCAACGCATCTTCAAAGCTTTTACGGAATCTATTATTCTTAGCACCATTCTTTACGAAGTAGTTAAGACTATCTATATCGCTATTATAGTTGGGTAAATCATACGACTTACGGAACGATACTATCTTCTCAAATTGATATCGTTGATTAAGTATAGTGAATAGGTTATCCGTTAAGTTGGGTTGGCTCATCAGTTAAAGGTCCTTCGTATTCGTCATGCATTACTTCATTAAGTTTATAACCAGAAAGCTTTGTTTCATTATTAAGAGATCTGATCTTAGACTCTTTATCTAATGAAAGGTTCTTATTGCGATCTTGTTTCTTATTCTTCGGGTTGTGTCGTTCGAATTTAGCCATGTCGTCCTGTGTTTTCGATATAAGACATTAAGTCGTTATATCCCCCTATAAAGTGTTTCCTGTCCCAAATAACTGGAACTGTTTTAACTGTACGATTTTCTTTAATCAATTGTTCTTTTAGATCTGCTAGGTTAGCTTCGCCAACAAACCTATCATCTACTGGAAAGTATTGAAACTCAATACCATACTGATGACAAATCTCTTTAGCTTTATCACAATACTCACACATCTCTTTACCATAAATTATCATCATTATTCTATTCCTAACATTTCCTTTGTCATTATATAGTCTCTCACGAAGTCTGATCTTACGATATCTTCCCAACCGAAGTTAACGATCTCAAACTTCTTAAGCTGTTCCACAATTGTGAGGAACTTCATAATACCATTTCTATCATCTGACCTTGTAAAGTCTGACTGTAAATAATCACCCGCGAATATAATTCTTGAGCCTTTACCTACTCTTGTTATAACAGAATCTAACTCATGGAAAGAAAGGTTCTGCATTTCATCTACTAATATTACGCTATAATCTAAAGTAAGTCCACGTATAAATGATGTAGACTCAAATTGAATCTTCTTTGTTGATAGAGCTCTATTCCAACTATTATTATCGCCAAACAATTCAGCAGCAATATTCTTATATGGAGAAGTAAAAGCGTCTTCTTTTTCTTCTTTAGTACCTGGAAGGAATCCCATGTCTCTTGTAGGTACCATTGATCTAATAATAACTAATCTATCTTGAGCTGAGTCAGGATCTAATACTTGCTCTAATCCTAAGTACATACCCATAAAGGTTTTACCTGTACCTGCTGAGCCTGTTAGTACTAAATTATAATCTTCTTCCCATGCATCATATGTTACTTCTTGATTTTTAGTTATCGGCTCGTACTCTAAGAGGTCGTCTAATCTAACCTGCAAAGAGTTATGTGGTTTTTTAACTCTTGTTGATGTCATTATATATTAATTGTGTTATCCCTGCCAGAAGTTTTCTTAATTTGTTTTAGATGATCTTTCCATCCATCAGATGTCATACTCAGAGTACCTTTAACTGAAGTAACTAGTTTTCCTGTAGATAGCTTCTGAGTGTATTCACCAGCTTCGAGTAGCACTTCTCTCTCTGCAAAAGATAAGATCATGTCCGTCTCTTCACCGGTTTCTTTATTAATCATTGTATATGTTGGCATTTGTGTTTCCTAATTAATGATGGTCAGCCGATTAAAGCTGACCATCGCTACCTCCGTATGTTAGATGTGAACAGCGATTCGTGATTCTAGAAACTCTAACTTCTTAGATAACTTTGTAACGAGAGTAGATTTACCCTTCTCTGTTAACTCTGTTATATAATTTCGAAGTTCTTCTGAGTCCTGTTGAAGTACAGAAAGCTGAAAATCAGTCATACATATCTCCTGTGTATATATTTTTGTTGGAAGGTTAAGTTATAAGTCCTGGAAAAGCCTCCTGTGCTAATTTCTTAGTTAAGCCTTTTGCCAGCTGCTTTTTTGCCACCATCGTTAAGATAAGTTCGGCATCTTTAGGGTGTATCATTTCTATCAAACGAATGAATATTTGTTCACGTTTGAAAGCGGGAAGTGTGTCGCCTGGACCACCCTTAATTAAATCATTAAATTTTCGAGTTTGTTTTAGCAAGTTAGTAGGAACACTACGCTCTTCTGAAGCCTCAAAAGGAGGTCTACCAGGTGGGAGGTTCCACTCTACATTGCTATGATATGCTCCAACAAGCACATCTTTTAAAGCCTGAGATTCATTCTGCTTTAGGATGTTAATCTTCTCATCTTTGGTTTTAGCTTTAGACACCAATTCAACTATTTCATGGATTCGCTTGGTCACTGTATGAGCCATTATATAAAGTCCTTTACATCTTCTAATAATCTACGACAACGTTTTTCAACTAAGTATGGGAACACTTTAGTCTTGTTACCTGTCTTGTCTTGCTGTTCATAATTATATATAATTTTCTCTTTTAGAGGTTCTGGGGTTTCGGTTAAATCTATTAACTTTTTATTACGTAAATAATTACGATAAACTTCTTCTCCAAGAGCCTTTGGATCGTTAGTCAGTTCATCAATCTTATTTCTACGTAGAGGAGTCTGACGCTCACCATCTACAAATACATTGTCTCCTGATAGTACATTAGGTACACCATCAGCAGTATCACCTTTGAGTATAAGTTCCATAAGCTGTTTACGAGGAGTAGGTTCTTTGATATACTTTCTTGTTATAGGAGAGTACTGATATATATTCTTATACTTCTGTAGTTGAGCAAAGTCTTTATCACCAGAGATAATCATAACCTCTTCATACTGACCGAACTCTTGAGTGTAGTCACATAGTACGCCAACCATATCATCAGCTTCTACTTCGTCTACCTCAACTACTTTGTATGGGAAGTTCTCTTTGATCTCTTCTTTGACCATATTCATAATACGAAAGACTTCACTCCAGTCCATCTTAGACTCTTTACGAGCATCTTTACGTTTATGTTTGTATTGAGGATAAACCTCTTTACGCCAGTTCTTAGAACCGTCAATACATAGAACTAACTCACCAAACTTCTCTCGGTGTTTAGCTCTATGCATTCTAAGACTGTTAAGGATCATATGACGAATTAAATCTTCTTCAATGTCCAATTTTTGAGTTACTACATTACTAATAGCAATAGCGCTATAATCTACAAGGATCATTATCCCACCTCCACATCATCTATAATGTATTATATAGTAATCGCTCAGATGTGCAACTACTTTTTCATCTTCTCTACAGCTTTATCATAATCTTCTTGAGAGACAATTCCTTCTGATAATAGACGCTCACGGTTAATCATATGAGCAGCTTGGGTCTCTTCTTTGCTGCCACCGAAGTAAGGTACGCAATGACCTTCTAGTTCCATTATCTTTGTAACCTTTTTCATCTCACCATTATAATCAACTTTGAAGTCTCCAAGGATTCGGCCGAACTTGCCCTTCATATCCTCTCCGTGTTTATTCTCAGTTGTAATGAGTTTACCACCATACTTCATAAGCTCTTTAAGTCTAGCTTTAGCAGCTTCTCCGAATAGATCTTCTACTTTATCTCTGGTGCGACTTTCAGGAGTATCGATGCCCATGATTCTAACACGCTCATCTTTTAAACACACTCCAAAACCCAGATCGATATCTACATCAACCGTATCTCCATCTACAACTTTTACTACTGTTACGTCATATTCGTTTGTATTCATCTTTTATGCTCTTCTCTAAATGTTTACTATGAATCTTACATCCTATAAATTCATTGTAAAAATCGTCGCGAAGCAACACGTCATTGTCAAATTGATATTTAGCTTCAAAGTAGGAGCATTCACCCTTTGTCTTACACAATCGTAATATCACACGTTTAAAGTTATCTGAGCCCTTCAATTCCAATAGCTGCTGCACTTCTTTAGAACTCCCATAGTATTTACGCCAGTCGGACTCTACACGCGTTTTAACACGTCTTTTGCGTTTCTTTGTAATAGGTAATGTTTTGGGTTTCCAGAAAAACTTCTTACCG